ATAGAATACGAATATCGGTTCATATTTTAGATAAGTTCCGTCAACTTTGCAATAGTTTTTACACTTTGGCACACCATTTTCATCAAGTCGGTTCTGCCCCGGCATAGATTCAAGAGCCATCTTTAACATGCCCTTATATTCCATACCAAGGCTCTCAAGAACATCTCTGGAATCTTTTTCCAGTGGAAGGTATTCGCCATTAATTAACAGATCGGCAATATTCCACAAGAGATAACGATCATTCTTAAGATACTCAAAGCAAGTTTGAAGAGTTGGCTTTAAGAAACCATCACGCCAAGATTCATATGTACTGAACTTCTTATATGATTGTTCAGGATCATCAGAATAGGCTTCACGATTGAAGTACGGCGGCGAAGTAAAGACTAGATCAATCTTTCCTTTATATTTCTGGAAAGATGGATTGTCTTTTATTACTTCTGAACCTTCGCAGAAGACTTCAAATGTATTCGTGTGACTAAAGAATGGATTACTTCTGTAAGTTTTTTCGTTAAAGAATGTAGCCAAATCCCCATATCTAGAACCAGGCGCATGATGATTGTCACTATTAGGATCAGTGCCAATGTAGTGAACAACCCGATCATCCCGAACAGACATAGCACCCAGAATGCGACCTCCCCAGCCGCTTGAAGGATCGTAGATATGGATTGGACTATTTTGTTGAATGTGGTTTGTGTATCGCTCATACAAGTATTTAGCAGTCAGTGGTGGGAAGTTGACAGCAACCTGAATATATCCAATACGAAAGGATGCAAATCCGGCTGGAAAAACTCGTTCACCTTTTTTGTAAATCCGTATAGAATATACTTTATTATCCTGTAGGTTCTCTGAATCAAATGTGGAGTAATGTCTGTATGACATCTTTGGCTTCCACATGACAAATTGATCTTTAGTGATTTGTAGAATATCACTCTGTTGAATCTGGAAATACCCAGTATTGAATCCATCACGGATCTCTACTTCTTCTAGCATGAAGTCATATCCCTCAAAAATAGAAGGACTTCCAAAGAATGCTTCTAACCATTCTTCACCAGAATCAACATCAACGATTGCATACTTTGTGTTGTGCTTTATCGCAGAGAGAGCATGTCGATAAAATGAATCACGACGAAGATGACGCATTGCACCACGAACAACACGATCTTGGAATTTGTCATCTGCAAAGAGATCATAAACCGAATAACCATTATCCTTTTCGGTGTAATTAATACGAGTCTTCATCATATTGGAGAACCACTGATCGGCTTCTCCACCAATTCTAGCCTTATTGATAATAACATCATCAACAGTTCCATCTGCGTTTAGATCATCTGTATGAGTAAACTGAGAAACTGGATATGTTGTCATTTTATTAAATTGATCAACAATATCTGATTCATTCTTTCCGGTGCGTGGAGGACAACCATATGTGTCCCAAGAGTGTAGAATCTCTTTACGCATCTCCTTAACCCACTCCTTGAATTGATCTGGAGTCATAGTAAGAAGATCCTCAAAAAGTACATTGACTTTTGAGTTAATTACATAATCATTTCGTTCATAGAAACCGTAGTTGTTCATGCGCCTACATTCCAAAATAGGGAAACACCCCTTGCGTGTTGTTTAATGAATTCCCATGCCTTTGCGTCGTAAGTTGGTGCAGATGGAAATGGTGGAAGAACTTTTGCTGGCTTATTGAATGGTATCTTACATTCATAGACCTTTGCTCTACCATAATCTCCTTTATGTCCAACTGTAACAACATTGAATCTAGTGAATCGCCACGCTAACTGAAGTCCGCGTGTTAGTGTTCCGCTAGATCCAACAGTCCAAACTTCATCTGGAACCATACCGATATTATATCGTGCAACTTTAACAATGCAAGCCAAAACATCAGGATGATCGCCACCAATAGGAATCAACACACGATTGGTAGGATCTTCCTTCACATAATCTTTGGCTCTCTTTTCGGTAACGCTCAACATTCCATTCGGAACCCAACGCATATCAGCACCGGCTGCTATTGCTTCCTGCTGATAAGGATGGAGTTTGCTCATGTCCCGTTGAGCCATGAATATCACAGCCTTCTTACCATACCTTGCTGCTGCTTTGGCAAAACTAATCTGTGCATATCCAGTAGCAGGAGAACTCCCATAGACAAACTCTTTGTATGGCCAAGTCTTCACCATATGATCGATGAAACGCATCTTGGAACCACCACCAAGAAGATCATCACGAACAACATGAATGCCTTCTTCTATGGTAATAATAGGTCTAGGATTAGGATCTTCCCATCCTTCAACTATAGACAAGTAATCTTCAGGTGTTGCTAGAATCATGAGACATTTAGTTTACTGAAGTTCTTCTTCTTTTCAAGAGTAATAATTGTAGAGAACTTATCAGCCAACGAATCTGCCCGGTGCGAGATTACAAAGATATTAGTCTTCGAATCAAGACCAGTTAGAAGTTTCATAAATTCTTCTGCACCAACAGCATCAAGCGATGAATCAAATACTTCATCTAGGATCAAAAGATTGCAGTTGGCGCTGTTCTTTACTCTTGCAACTTCACGCCATGCCAGCAGCAATGACAAATCGATACGCATCTTTTCGCCTTCGCTGAAACTCATGTAACTAAATGTATCACGATTACGGCTCTTGATTGTCTCGTTGAATTCTTCATCTAGATTAAACTGAGCAAAGAAATCCATAGCAGTCAAGAACTTGTTTACTGTCTTGTTAATGATTGGCAAGTAGTTCTTAATGATCTTTCCCTTGATTCCAGAATCGCGGAGAAGAATAGAGGCGATCTCCATACAGCGAAGATTCTCTTGTAGTTTGACTCGCTCATCCTTGATGATATCGATTCTTGTTTGAATCTTTTCCATCTCTTCTGTTTCCACATCAATCTCTGCACTGCTAACAGAAGATTGTTCAAGTTCTTTTGTTAAGGCTTTGATGTTATTTGTTAGATTCTCATATGTGCTTTTTGATTGTACTATGGCTAACTTAAGATCAGCAATTTCATTTTGAACAGATTCAAACTTCTCCAGTTGAGTTTCTGCTTCTGTAAGTTTTGTTTCAATCTCACCTACAGCCTTAGTATACTCATCCAATTTTGAATTCTTTGAGCCTACTTGCTCTTTTTTAAATTCCTCAGTAATCGCCTGCTTGCATACTGGGCAATTATCATTGTCATGGTAAAACCCAATTTCTTTATTGCAATTGTCGTGATTTTGTTGAATTTGTGTTTTAAGTTTTTCAAGTGTCTTTACTGTCTTTTCTACCTTTATCTTGGTTGGCAAATCAAAAGAGATAGAAGCAAGTTTGTCTTCTTGCTCCTTCTTCTTCTTTGAAATCTTTTCACAGTCTGCATTCAATGCTTTGAGTTTTTCATTGATCTTGTCGATAGACTCACTGCTCTTGTTCTTCAGACTTTGAATAAACTTCTTCTTCAACTGCATCTTTTCATTCTCAAGATTTAGATCAGAATCATATGCATGTAGCACAGTCTTTGTTTCTGAAATTCTTCCCTTAAGAATAGTATTCATTGATGTGAATACATTGATGTCAAGAATGTCTTCAATAACGGATCGTCTATCGGCAGCAGGAAGTTGCATGAATGGAACAAAAGAAGAACTGCCTAGAATGACAACCTGAGTAAATGACTTATAATTCATTCTCAGAATCTGTTCTTCAAAATGTTCTTGGTAATCCTTGTTCTTTGCGTCTTGATTTAACAACTCGCCGTTCTTATAGATCTCAAAGATCTTTGGCGAAAGACCACGACGAACAAGATACTTATCTGTTCCAATTTCAAAATCCAACTCAACAAGACAATCTTTCTTATTGATTGTATTTACAAGTTGAGGAATGTTGATTTTTCGGAATGGTTTACCAAATAGAGCAAAGGTAATAGAATCTAGAAATGCAAAAGATTTACCGTTTCCGTTTGTACCAGAAACTAGTGTATTCTTTCTCGAATCTAGAAAGATCTCTGTAAATGTATTACCGAATGATCCGAAATTCTTAAATCTGATTTTCTTGAATACAATCATGTAGAAAGGCTCTCAATATAGAGTTCATGAATCAATGATTTTATTTTACCTTTATCTTCTGATATTTCAAGTTTATCTACTTCTTCATTGATAATGCTTATCGTATCTTGAGTTACATCGACCTCATCTGTGGAAGTCTCTGGCATTTCCTCAACGATATTCAGGTTAATCACACCAGCCTGAACCATCTTATCAACCCATAGATCAAACTTAACTGGATCTTTCTTTTTGGCTACAAGAACCTTTACATATGAATTTTTGTAATACAAAAAGTCCGTGCCTAGTGGATCTAGTTTAGAATCATCATATGCAATAATATGATATATTCTCTCATGGTTTTCGATGAATTCCAACTCTCTGGTTTCTGTATCAAGAACATGGAAGCCCTTGACAAGACGAGCATCAGAAAATGTAATTTGATATTGTGTGCCTAGGTAGTGAACATTCTTCTTGGATGCCTTGCCGTGAAAGTGTCCAGATAGCACCATATCATAGCAAGAAAAGATAGAATCATCCATGCCGCCTTCGAAGTTGATTCCTTGAATTACTTCATATCCATTTAACTCAAAATGTCCACAAATGATTGATGCAGGACAACTCTTAATGAATGTTTGAAACGCTTGTTCGTTTTCTTTATTGATCCACGGAATCATAGCAATCTTGAGTCCATCAAACTCAAGAAGAGTTGGTTCTTCATATAGATGAACAGAAGAATCAAATAATTCACGGACAGAATTGATATGATTAGTATTCTTGTAGAATGTGTCATGGTTTCCAAGAATACAGTGCAACTCTACATTATTTTCTTCAAACCAACCAATGAATCGCTTGCGAACTTCCGCAAGAGTTTGGAAGTTCACATACTTACGGCGATCCATTAAATCGCCTAAATGTAAAACTTTAGTGATACCCTGTTCCTTGCAGTAAGGAAAGAATTGTTTCTCAAAGAAAGACATGAAGTATTCGAGAAACAATGGCGAATCATTTCTGGCGCCAAAGTGGGTATCATTAATAATTGCAATCTTCATTTCTTGCGCTTTTTCTTTTTCTTCTTTGGTTCAAACTTCTTTATATCATTTTCTGATATCTGGAAATGCTCTGTCATTGCCTCTTGTACGCTGTCTTTTTCAAAATAGTTTTCTTTGAACCACCTATGAAAAGAACCGTCATCAAGAAGTTCAGTCATCTTTAACTTCACATAGGCTTGTTTCTTTTCCTTTTCTATTCTTCTCAGGAATGCATAATAGATTATCTGAGTGAAATATGAAAATGGATTTTTTGATTTTTCTGGGTCGAAATTATGTGCATACATCAGGCAGTTTTCTATGCCATCAGATACCATTTCTTCTCTATATGGATAGTTCATAAAATTGGCTTTACGAGACAAATGCTCGGCAATATTCATGAAGCATTCACCGATATAATTTGTAATGGGAGGACGCGATTCATCTGATTCTTCTGCGTCTTTGCAGAGTTGCTTCCACTCTACCATTTCTTTATAGAAAGCCTTATTATCAATATAATGATCTTTTTTGACTTCCTCTATTACTTCTGATTCTTCTAATATTTCTTCTAACTCTAGGTCTTCTATATCGTCTTGTTCTTCTTGTTTCTTTTTCTTTTTACCCATTTTGTTTCCTATGTTGTTGAGAGAAAACTATAAAATCAACAGGAACATCCTCTGGATTCTTTTCTGCTCTCTTTTTGGCTTTTTCGTATTCTATATCAGTAAGAAGGAGAGGTGTTACTTCTCCATCAGAATCAACATGCCCAACAAAATAATACGAACTGTTTTCCGTTGGTTTTTTGTTCTTATTCAGTATTTTCTTTTTAGCCATAAGTTATTTCCTATGCGAGTATTATAACACGCCTATGAGAAAATCAAGAAAAATCACTTGATTTCTCTTGACGACTTTATTACACTTTCTGTGTATGGTATGAGAAAGATATTAGTTTCTCTAAGATACTTAATAATACTCTGAGTATTACTTATAGTCTTCATCAGTTGGATCGGGGTTCCAATCCGTCCACTTATTACCAAAATCTTTCCGGTCTTTTTGTTCCCCGGTATATTTTTGATCATTAATTGATTCACGATTATTTTTCTTCTTCTTTTTTGGTTTATCCAAGTTGAAGTGTTTTATCATATCCATAATATCACGAGGATCAATCATTCCTTCGTTTATCATATGAGCCAATGCTTGTGGTGAAAAAATCATACTCATATGAATTACTTCTTCTTTATCTTTTTTGTTCTTATTCTTTTTTGGTTTTGAACTATCTTTCTTTGGTTCAGATAGACCATTAAAAATGGTATCAAACATATCAGATATCATATCTTCATAATCAGCCGCGCTCATATCTTGCTCGGGTGTTATTTTTGGTTTTACTTGATTAGTAAATTCGTCAAGTGGTGTTTTTTCATAACCACCTTGTCTTTCTTTTTCAGCCAAATAATAAGAAACGACATCTTGCGTTGGTTCTAAAATTGTGGCTATAAAATCTGAAGGTATTGTTGTTTCTGTTTGATTACCGAATGCTAACCAATTCTTAAGAACAATACCTTCCTTGGGCATACCCATTGGATCAGGAAGCACTATTGACTTAAATACCATAGGCTTAAGAAGAGTCACTTTATCATTTTCAGAACTAGCAATCTCAGCAATCAGTTCTTCACCACTTCTTAGTTTGATTACTTTATAGATTTGTTCCATTCAGTTCTCCTTGAGTTGAAGCGACACCAACTTATACTTAAACTTCTCTTTAGTATATATTCGGATGCGTTCATCCATATGGTTCAGTGAATGATTGCGATATTTCTTATGCCTTAAATCATCACCAATGTCGTAAACATTCACCGCAGTTTTCGTTTCACTTTTGCGTAGACCTCTTCCAATCGATTGTAAAACACGAACAACAGATTTTGACGGGCTAGCAAATACGACATTGTGAATATTACGAATATTAATGCCAGTTGAACAGGTTCCATAGGAAGCCAAGAGAATAGAGTTGTCATTTTTATCTACCACCTTTCTTATTTCTTCTCGTTGATCTACATCAGTTCCACCATGAATGAAATAGATGTCTTTATCTGGTATTTCTTTTTTGAACATATCATAGAGAGGCTTACCATGCAACTCTACAAAGTTAAACAAAACTAATGTATTACCTTTAAGACTAGAGCAAAGATTTTTTATGAATTTGTTTCGTTTGTTATTGAGAATAATCCACTTTATTTCTTCTTTGTACAACATTCGTTTGGCTTCTTCAATATCTCTGTCAGAGTATTGAAGTAGAATGCAGTCAATAGACAGATTTGATAAGAGATTCTTTTCAATGAGTGTAGCGGTTGTAGTAACATGTAATACCCTTCCAAATAATCCCTCTACAACTAATTTGTGTGTATGGGTTCCATCAAGTGTTCCCGTTGTACCAACACGAATTGGGCAACTTGTAAGTTTAGACATAAGTGACGATAAAGATTTGGCTTTAAATAAGTGACATTCATCGCCAATTACCATATCAAACTGATCAAAGAATTCTTTTGGCATCTTATAGATGCTCTGCCAAGTAGAAATCACCACACGCTTGTGTGTGTCTTTTTCTTTACCAGATGAAATCGTATAGCAATGTCTTCCAACAGACCATTTGTTTTCCTTTGAGTAATCCTCAAAGTCACTGTACATCTGTGAGACTAATCCAACGGTAGGAACTACAATAAGAATCTTTTTTTCTGGTTTGATATGATCTAAGAAGAATCGCATCAAGCAGTAAATGATCAGAGATTTACCGCTACCAGTTGGACACAATAGAAGTGTTCTTTCCTTCTTTATTGCGTGGGTTATTGCTTTTATTTGGTAATCGTGTGCGCTGATTCTTTTACCAGACGCAGTTGGTCGAATGAATTCTTCGACATACTTAGCCACTTGTTCTTCTGTATAGTTTTTATCAGAATGCTGTGGATATTCGATTGTATAGTTTCTATCACTAGCAAATTTGATTACATAGTCTAGCAATCCTGCATAGATTGTGTGTGTGAACAAATTGAATAAACGAATCTGACCATCCCAGATTTTGTTCTTATAAGCAGGAGTAAATTGATAATTAGGTACTGCGAAGGTGAAGTATTGGTTCAGTTCTTTGGCAATACTTCTTTCACAATTGACTTTTATATAAACAGAATCTAAATCTTCAATCACTAAGTCAGACATATACCAGTATTTATTTACTGGCCATTAGTGAATTTTGCCCAATCAATGATAGAACGAATGTTCCATTGGCGGTTATTGATGATCTTCACCACATTCTCTAGGTAGTTAACTTTTTCTCTTTGATATTCAACCTTGAGTTTCTGCTTGATTACTTGATCATCGGCTTCAATGAAATTATCCATATCGTTCTTTAGAATATGGAGATCAAACTGTTCCCAGCCATTATCATCAAGTTCTTCTTGACTCATCTTACCACTAAAATACATCCACTTCTTCTTGCGAAGAACAGCCAATTCAGATTCCATACGAGCAAGCGACAACTTCTCTTCCATGAAGAAGAGAAGATACTTATTGTGAATTTGTGGTGTACGAGCGGATTCCTTGTCGAGTTGAGTCTCGTCCAAAGAGATATCCTTTTTGACCATTTCTTTGAGTTCATCAAAAGTCATAACGAAAAGTATACCTCGTATTATGGTGAAGTCAAGACTTTGAAATCGTAATATGTGTATTTAAAACTGGCTGTAGCAGTCAAAGGAACATTATCTGTGGCTGTAATTGTGAATGGTATCTCAGATAAAGCAACTGGGAATGCATTTCTGAATACAACTTCAAATTTACCTTTATATGCGCTATTAGTTATTCTAAGAGTTATATCGGAAAAACGATCATGGTATGCCACCGTATTGGTGGTATTTTTAAAATTACCAATACTAGTTATCCAGTTGTATATTTCTTGCCATCCTCTTAGATCTTCGTCTAGTGTGAATTTGATATTCAATGGCATAAATGTATAAGCATTTCCTGGCATCGGAACTGTTGTGCTTAGAGTTGTAGGTTGAATCAATTCAGCCATAGAGATGGCAGGACAAGTTACTTCTTGGGTAAAGAATGACACAGTAGGCGCTCTACTGATGATTATCTGGAAGTAATTAGTTGTTAGGTAATTAAAATTACTTAACTTACTCTTATCTGTGAGAAATTCTGTATCTGGTTGTGTTGCCATAAATGTATTTATTCAAATAGAAAGGGGGGAGTCTTGCGACTCCCCCCAATCATCTCCCCAGATTAATTACTTAAATCAGAGTCCGAAACCAGTGTTTCCGTGGAGGTCATTGACTTGGAAGATACGGTAGTATTGGTTACCACCGAGAGCGTTGATATCAGTGTTCTCAGCGAATGGATTGGAGACCATACCGTAACGGGTCTTGAATCCGATCTTTGGCTGGAAGGTGTTCTGATCAACAGCGCGTACCATCTGTAGTGGAACATATGGGCAGTAGAATACACCGGCATCATATGGAGATGTTCCGCGGTATCCGACTACACAGAAGTTAACACCCAACTTGGCATATGGGTCAATATAAACCTTCATCTTGTTGTTGAGAACACCGACGAAGGTGTTGCCGGTATCATCGACTTCGAGGTTTGCAGTCATGGCTGGTGCGAGGTTGAGGAAGCCACCCATTGTGAGTGCGCTTGCAACATCGCTTGAGCAGATCATGAAGTTACCCTTACCACGACGAGTTTCCTTGGCGATTACATTGGCTTCACGCTCAATTTGGAACATGAGACCACGGAAACGCTCTGCACTCCAACGACCGTCTGAGTCGGTATTTAGATTATAAACACCACCACCTGATGCATAACCACTTAGATCGTCCTGTGCTGCACCAGTCTTGGCAACGCGATAGATCGTGTAGATCAACTCACGGTTGATTTCGTTCAAGATCTCGGTGCTGAGGATGTTAGCGAGTTCGCTCTCAGCATCAAGTCCGTGAACAGCCTTTAGATCTTGTGCCAACTCAGTGGTGTACTCAGCCTTTAGAGCGCGAGTCTTTGCTTCGACTGCGATACGCTCAATGCTGAATGCCATTTGACGGAATGGAGTGCCTGGTGTTTCTCCAAGTTGTTCTGCGGTTCCGGTTAGGAAACCACGGAAGGAGTTCATGTCGAAGTTATTTGCTCTGATTTCAGCAGATGGGTTGACAGCAGTGGTTGTACCAGTGCTACCACCAACTGGATTGATACCGCCGGTTGCGCTGAATGCTGCACCAGCAGAGGTATTACCAGAACCACCGAACTTAGCAAATGCCTCTTGGAAGAGGGCTTCAGCGCCTAATCCTACAGCATTGCCCTTAATCTGTCCAGCAGTACCTTGTGATTCATAACGGCTACGCATTGCGAAGATGAGGCCGGTTGGTGCGGTCATTGGTTGAACGCCGGCGATATCATAAGCAATGAGGTTTGGCATTGAACGACGAACGAGGCTGATTAGGATTGGATCATAACCAGCGAGGCCGCCAGGAGTACCAACTTGAGGATTAGCAAAATTACCACCCATGTTGTTTGCTGGAGTCTCAACGAGATATTGCTCGCGGAGAGCCTTCTCTTGGTTCTCTAGTAGGACGGCAGTGACTTTCTTCTTGTAAGAGTCACCGATTGAAGGAAGTGCGTCGTGAGAGAGTAGGGGTTCCCACTTCTCAGTTAGCACATCGTAAGACGAGTTATTTGAAAAATCCATTTCTATATTCTCCTTAATGTGTGTTAGAAATTAGAGTTTGTTTGATTTAGCAAGACGATCCAAAGTACTCAAGTAAGCGCCCATACTGGAGCCAACTTCTTGAGGCATTTGTTTGTTAGTTGTCTCTTCGACAATGTTAGTTACGGTTGGTGCAGCGTTGAAATAACTTTCCTTGAGAACATTTAGTTTCTCTTGGTATTGCTCTAGGCTATCGAAATCAACGCCTTCTGCGAGAGAAGCAAACTTCTCAACTTCAACATCGGTTAAGCCATCAGCAACTTGTGCGAAGACTTGTCCTGCTTGATAAGCGAGTAGTTCCTTTTGCATCTCGATGTTGTTTTGAATTTGCTCGTTGAGAGAGGATTCGAGTTCCTCGTTCTCAGCAAAGAGTCCGTCAACGACATCGTACTTCTCTTGTGGAACTTCGATGTAGTGAGTCTCAAAGAGTTCTTTGAGTCCAGACATAAAGTTCTCTGCGATTTCAGTACGGATGCCGTTTTCGACGGCGAGTTGGTTCTCTTCCATCCACTCTTCAACGACATAACCGAGGTAGTCATCAAGACGCTCTGCTAGTTCATTGACTGCGGTTTCAACTTCTTCTTGAACGACAGCAGCAGCCTCAGCGAGGACTTGTTCACGGAGAACATTGACTCTCTCGTTAACAGCAGCCTCAAAGATTGTCTTTGCTTTGTTCATGAAGTCTTCGGTTAGAGACTCACCGTTGAAAAGAGCGTTAAGATGCTCTTGCATCTCCTTTGGCTCCTCTGTCTCGGTTTCTTCTTCTTCGCTCTTCTTGGCAGTCTTAGCAACTTTAACAGATCCTTCACCTTGTGGGCCTGGGCCAGCAACTGAAGCACCTGGCTTTAAAGTTCCCATATTTGCTGCTGCGTTTGGGTTAAAGTTTTGGAAAGCATCCCACTTTACCTTTCCGCCGTTAGCGTCTTGGGGTTCTGCACCATTAATATCATGTGTTGGTCTAGATGTTTGTGTGTCCATATTTTTTCCTGTTCCTCTGTTTAAGAACTATTGTTATTTAGTAAATGTTTATTTTTGACCATTAAACAATGGTCACAGTTTAAAATTTAAAAATCATCAAAATCAAGATTTGTTGGTATCTGTCCTGTCCTTTTAGCCATATTAATTCTCGCTTGTGTACTGGTAGAAAGTGGTGCAGGACGATCAGCCATCATTCTTGCTCTTAGTTGATCTTGAGTTTCACCCGATTGTTGAATTGGTGTAGTAGTCATTCCGACAGTTTGTGCCGCTTGTCCAGTTTGAGATAATCTATTTCTTTGTGCCACTTGTGTTATAGCGGCGGCTTTATCTTCTGGACTTACTGGAGTACCATCTATTTTTGTAGTTGTTAGATGTTCAGTACCACTAACTGCTGCATTAGCAAGCCTATCACCTGCGCTTTCTATACCAGTTGTTGCTTGTCCAATCTTAAGATTAGCAAGTTTTGATCCTGTTCTAGCATAACGAACACTTGCACCAAGAGTTCTTAAAAGATTTGGTCCGCTTGCCGTAGCACTTGATGACATGTTTTGTGCAGCGCGAACACCTAAGTTTCTGAGAACATTTGAATCAATTGTTCCGCGTCTGTTGACTGCTATTCCTTGTTTTGCTCTATGTTGATCGTATGATTTCAATGCATCAACAAAACCACCTCTAACTTCAGATCCAACAACTTTTCCTTTTGAATCTTTAACTTCAACTCTTGATCCAAGAAATTTATTTAATATACCAGTGCCTTTAGAGTTATAAATGCGTCTAACATCTCTTTCTGCTTGTAGTGTATCTGCTGCTGCTTTGTCTGCTTGTCTTCCACTAATAAGCGCATTTAATTTTCCAGAGAGTCTATCTGCTATTGAACGAACTGGTTGATCTGGTTGAAATCTAGAACCTTTATAACCACGACCAGGCAATCCTTCTTCTGGTGGAACTGCTTGTCTGTTTAATGCTTTAAGTGGTGGATTTTCGTTATAGTTAGAAGCACTTCGTGCTGATTTGCTTTTATTGACATTTGCCAAGATGCGATTACGCATTTCGGGTGTTACTGCTTCACGAAGATATTGCTTAAAACTTAGCATTAAAGAGTCTTAAAGAAATTCTCAAACAGTGTCAATGCTTTCTTTTCCATGTTCTTACTGGAAGTCTTACGAATTATTTTCTTTGCTTCCATAAGATCACGCTCTAACCAAGAACCATTGTTCCAAACCCATTCCTTGCCTTCCATGATGCCATTTACGAAAGCACCGGGAGCAGATGGATCTGCAACGATGTCAACAGCGGAAAGCATGAGATCTGGTTGAACTATCTTCTTACCATTTTGTTCAACAAGAGAACCCATTGCTCTTGAACTAACGCCTAGTTTTGCACCTTCGCGGATTAGTTCAGCAGCAATCTTGCCCATCGGGGTGCTTTCCATAATCTTGGCTTTTCCGTAGACTTTGTTCTTACGGAACTCAAGCATTACGATTCTGTGACTGACACGATCAAGATTGATGGTTGGACCTGTGGGGTGTCCGAGTTCACCGAAAGCGCGGTTACAATCAACGAATTCGTTGATGTATCTTCCTACTTCTTTATTTAAAGTTTCAAGCGGATAGACTCTACCGTTTCTGTTGCATTCCTCGGCAACCATGAATACACCTTCGATGAACAGATTCTTTTTGTCATCTGTTCCTTCGGTGATGTATCGGATATCCTCTACTGTTTCGGTTATTAACTTCATTATTTCTTCTTTCTCTTAGCCATTGCAGCCTTGATGGCTTTGCTTCGGGAACCTTTCCACTCATCGGTGGATGATTCGATCTTACCATCTCCATCATAATCCTTATTGGCTTTCTTTGCTTCGCTCAAACCAGTGTTACGAAATGCCTTTTTATTCATATCTTCTGCATTGTTATCTTCGTAGCAGTCACCTTCGCAGTCAGTTCCGCCCTCGTATTCGTATGGTGAGTTTCCGCCAATACCACCCTCGTATTCCATGTCTTCTTCTTCATCAGACTCTTCATCTTCTGATTCTTCTTCGTCGGATTCCTCTTCCTCTGACTCTTCTTTGTGCTTCTTGGCTTCCATCATCTCTTCGACTTCTAGGCGAAGATCATTGGTGTCGTCAGCAGTTTCCTCTGACTCTTCGGTGTTTTCATCAAGGAAAGTTTCTGGAGCATACTCTTCAAACTTTTGTTGAAGTCTCTCAGAGAGTTTTTGCATGAGAAGTTCCGTAGCAATCTTCTTTGATTCTACGATGTTTTCTGAAATTACGCTCTTGATTAGGTTATTTGTGTCCATTTTTTGCTCCGTAAATTCTTTCCGCAGTTTTCACTGCTTTTTTGAAACCGTGATCAGATTCCAATATGAGGTTTATTAGTTTATCCTTATGTGAACTATTTAGAGAATTGTATAGTTCGGCTAAGTATTTAGCCATTTTTGGTGTTATCTCTAACTGAGAACCATCCTTAGCAGTCATCCAATTAGTCGTATTATTGTTTATTGCATTGTTGAATTCTGCAATAGGCATATACTGGGGTTTTACTTGTTCCTGTATTTGAACAGGAACTGATTTTACCTTTGGTTCTAATGTGATACTTTCAAACAGTTTCTCAGAAGCATCGATGTATTTTTTAGCCATCTCTTCTGCTATTCTGTCAGAAATAACAGAGAACAATTGTTCTTTAAACAATTCCCTGTCATTCTTGATTAGTGCTTGAAATTCTTTTCTAATGCTCATTGTGGTGGTTGACCTTCTTGTGGTTGTGGTTGAATACCAAGAGCCATCATTTGCTGTTGTTGTTCTACTTCCTTGATCAATGCTTCTTGTTGTTCCTTGGCAATCTGAGCGTTGATTTCGATCATTTCTTCATCGGTTTGCTTTAGAATATTCTTACGGATATATTCTTCTGAATAAAACTTACCAACAAAGTTGCTTAGGGTGTTCAACATATCAATACGATCACGAAGAATGTCATTTTCTTTTAGTTCATTGAAGTACGAATCTTTGTTGAACTTAAAGGTAATATCTTGGGAAATCTTATTCCATTCATCCTCTGTCATAATTCCCTTAAGAATAACTTGAGTCTTAAGGAGATCTGTGAGGAATGCAGCGAATCTCAAACGAAGTCTTTCTATGAACTTATAGAACTTAACTTCATCTCTGGTGATTTCAGCAGATCTACCCATGTTGAATCCGTTTTCTGATTCAAGACGAGAGATTGGAACATTGAGTGCGCGGTAGAGTTTTTTCTGTAGATAAAGAACATCTTCCATCTCTCCGAGGTTTTGACCACCATCAAGAGTTGTGATTTCTGTTCCTCTACCACCTTCTCTTCGTGGCATCCAGAAATCCTCAAGCATGTGCTGATGGTTTCTGTCGTCACGGATTTGACCAGTGGCTGAATCGTAAGTAATCTTGTTGCGGTATCGATTCATAATATCACGGAGATATTGTTCAGCCTTCTGCTTTGGAAGATTACCGACATCGACATAGAAAATTCTACGCTCTGGTGCGCGAGAAATACGGTAGATGACTACAGCATCTTCGATTTGACGCAACATGTTCAGAGGACGAATTGCTTTTTGTAGATAACCAATTACTCTCTTGGTTACTGAATCGACAGTACCGGAGTGACAGTAAGTAATGCTATCGATTGTAAACTTATAGCCAGATGGAGTCGTTGGATAAAGAGCCTCTTTATCTGTATCTGCATAGACATAATATTCTTCGATTTTCTTTACGAATGGAATGATTTGTCCACCAGAAACTCTGGCTCTATCCTTTTCAATCTTTCTTACCTTCTTGATCTTAATTGGATCAACGGGAATAAGAGAAACCAATCCCTTAGCAGGATTTTCTTTATCGATTTCTTTGTAGTAATAGATCTTGCTGTCGATATACCATCTTCTGAAAATTTCATGACACCGATTGGTGAAGTCAAGAAGTTTTAGAATATGATTGTATTCGTAGTAGATCTTAGTCTTGATTGTGTCTGGAAGATTGACATAATCCAAATTTAACTTAATTGGTTTTCTGTCTTCGCCCATCACAATACTTTCATTGACAATATCTTCGATGGCTGAATCCACTTCTGGATGGAGAGCCATACCGCGATACTGCCCAATGAGTTGATTCTCATCTCTAATAGAACCGGAGAAGTCGATGGATGTACCAAAGACTCCTCCGGCTTCAAATGTATAGGTTCCATCGTATGGCTCAGGAGTTACTGGAATCTGACTTGATTCTAGATTCTTTGTCTCCTGATCGTTCTTCTTACCAAAACTAAAACCAAAGATATCAAACGCCATAATATAGGAACCTTTTTGTTAAATTACGGTGAAACTGTACTCTGAGCTTCATATTGAAAATGTGTGTACGCAATCTGAACTTGGAATTGTACCAATTGATTGGCTGCTCCCATGTCTAATTGGACAGGACCAACTTGAACAGGCCACGCATTTAACAATTTTATTTTCTTTAAAGCAACGCTACCATCTGCAACTGAGTGATCTAGATGTTCTATTGTAAGATCTTTGCAGAAACTATCTCTTTGTGATGCATTTACTGCAATATTGGTTTCGTGATTATTAAATAGTTGTGACCATTCGTGGAAAGTAAACCATGTTGCTTTGTCATTAGTATCATCAAGAACAGTTACAGTCCATTCGTTGTATGTTCTATCGCCTGGAAATTTATACATTCTTCCACGAAAAGGAATTGGAATAATTCCAACAATACTTTCTGGGACTGTTGCTGCTACACAGTGTGTGTCTATAAATAAACCAGCGGGAGCAGCAACGCCTTCAGGTGCTGTTGCGGTAATTCTAAACCGATTTGGTCTAGTACCACCATTAAATGCGTTTACAAAGTTTCCTATTGAATGAAATGATGACATATTATTCTCCTATGTGTTACTTTTTATTAGAGTTGTGCGTCAGTATTTAGGTTAGTAATGGTAACCTTCACATAGTTAATAGACTTAGTTGGTTTGATGTAAATATCTGCCACAAATTGATTTGAATCCAAGATTGCTGCTGGATTGTTTGATTCATCACAGACTACTTTGAAATCATATAGACCTCTACCATCTTTGATGTTTTGTAAGAATCCGGTTGCTGCATTTGCAAACAAAGCACGGGTAGTTGCATCGTTTATTTCGAATAGTACGGAATTTGCTGTTTTTCCTAGAGTCTTCTTGATATAGTTGATCAAACGAACGACATTTACGCGAGTTAGTGAAGAAGTTGCAGTTCCTTCTTGAGTAATGTCGCCAAATAGGTAGACACCATCACCAGCGATTCCAATTATGGAATTGATTTTGTTATTGTATAGATTATCTTGTTCAGTTGCAGATGGATTCTTAATCAATCGGACGGTATTAAGGATTCTTCCTCTTCGAGTCCCGGCGGGCGAGAACCAGCGTTGTGAGTCTCGGTCAGTTCTGACGAAACATCCGGCTGCATCGCTGGCTAGAGGGATAGTGATATAATTTGATTCGCTTGTATTGGATAATCCCAACATAACTTTTTCCCCACCAACTGCGAATATTTTATTATCAGCATTTGTTAATGTTGGAAATACGGTGGGATTACTTGGAACCGTAGCACCACCAGTATAACCAGAATAGGTTACACCGACAATTCCAATAATATCATCTCTATATGATGTTATATTTGATACTGCTGTATATTGAGTTCCTGATATTTGTGAAGTAAACATTGAATCCAATGCAATGCTTGCATCATAGAAAGTAGATGCACTTTCTGCAATTTTAAGAACGCCACCATAAGTTAGGTAGTTGTATGCTGAGTACCAATCGGTTGCCCATGCTCCAGTTGGACCTGAACCAGTAGCACCACCATAAGTTGTTCCGTTTAATTTTCCTATCCAATCTCCTAATGTTTCTATTGTCATATAACCTGCTTCATTATCTGCGGTTACACCAAATAGATCTACTAGAGATGGGGTTGTTAAACTAACCATACCGGAGACATGCGTACCTTGCGCCTCAGATCCGGCTACAACGAATGAATTGTCTACTATTGATACTGTTACTTTTGGTCTTGTTGGCATTTTTTGCTCCTAGAGGTGTCTTACTCTAGGGGTATTTATTGATTTGGTTATTTTAGCCCTTCTGAGTTCCAGACATCGTTTCCATCTGAAAATGTTCTCATGTTGTCCTCATCATACGAGGTAATAAAGCCAAATGGTGCTAAATCTTCCTCAAGTTGTTTAATTTCATTTTGAAATAGCGCCATTCTGGTGTCTAGATTGGTTAGTTCCTTGAAATATGGTTGTCGTGACAACCAAGCAAATAGAACCAACGACATAACCAAGTCATCATTGTGTCCCTCTTCAGCAGAATAAGTTTGTGCTTTACTGACGAACGACATCAATTCTGTTAGGATTTCGTAGTCTTCTAGGATCAATTTGTCTTGTTCTATCATGTTTTTGAGAACAGAGCATCCAAGTCTTTTTACCTGTGAAGTAGTTCTGACACCAAAAACACTCTCTCCTTTACCAAATCCACCACTTACCACTTGTCCCTTTCGTCCCTTCATGCTAGACATGAGAACATGCTCATACTCTAATTCGCTGTGAAGAATGTCCGCAACTTGACCACCGATGTCGTTGATTTCAATGAAAACATAGGCTTTATTATACTTGTATCCTGTTTTTTCAATAACGGTTGGATATACCATAGGAGATATTAAATTATTCCTAAACTTACACACTAATCGATATGGAGAACTTGTTGCATCGATTACTGTAAATGCACTGTAGTCTTTTCCTTGTCCTCTTGCAGTATCTACTGCAATGAAGTATAGATGATCATCCTTTGGTTCTTCATAAACAGTCAAACCATCTTTAGTTGTATAGATTGGTTCTTTCCATGCCATAGCATTTAATTTAGCAGTGGATATTAAAGTATTAGATGAACCTAAGAAGTTACATTCGAATTCGGATTCGAACTGCTTCTCAGATGTCTGTTTGATCATCTCCTCTTTCCACTTTTGATCGCGGAGTTTACCACCAGCCGTAGATGGAACTTGCGACCAGTGAACTTCTATGGGAACATATTCATTCTTTCCAGCCTCTCCGGGTTTCTTCGTAGCACCCTTCCAGAGTTTATAGAACATGTTTAAACCATTTGGTGTAGAGATGAGCAACACCTTTGTACTCAAACCGGAGGTAATTGTCGGGAACACCGAACTAAAGAATTCTTCTGCGATGTTCTGAGGAACGAATGCAAACTCGTCAAGAAACAGAAGGTTGAAAGATCCACCACGGACAGCAGATGCTGATGTGGAGGATGCTAGGATCTTAGAACCATTCTCAAGTTGAATAGATCCTTTGTTCCATTCGAGAATACCTTGTTGCAACCATTTTGGCAAATACTCGTAAGCCAATTTCAAACGAGACAACATTTCGCGTGCTGTGGATTGCTTGTTAGCAAGAATGGCTACGCTCATGTTTTGGTTAAACAGAATGTAATGAAGAATGTATGCAATAACTGTGGTTGACTTACCAGACTGACGAGGCAGTTTAGCGATCACATAACGATTGTCATGGATCTTACTGATGATGTCTTCTTGATAATCATACAACTCGAAAGGTACAAGACCTTTATCTAGAGTTACAATCTTAACATAGTTTTTAGTGAAGTAGATCGGATCGTTTGCACACTTCACATATTCTTCTACTTGTTCTTTTGTAAATTCAATTTTTACTCCGGGTCCCTTTAAGTTGGGATTACCGAGGTAACTTTTACTGTCGTTCTTCCCCATTGTTATCTAATGCCTTTCTTCTGCTACGACTTTGATTTACTAAGTCTTGCAGATCACTTGTCGAACCAACATATATGGCATTTGTTGTGTTATTATTAACAGTGATTTTTTCTTTTTCAATCTCTTTCTTTTGCTGATGAAGACCCATTAAGTCTTTATTCATTTCAGCAAGTTGCTTTGCAAAGTTTGATACAACTTCAAATCCACGAGGAGAGTCTAGACTCTGAGCCAAAGATATTGCATTATCTAGGCTATCTTTGCCCTTCTCTATAAGTTCTTTTAGATTTGCTCTAGCATACTCAAAGTCCGAATCCATTTTCTTTTGTTGAACTTCTGGACTCGCTGGTTTTACCGTTATTTCTTTTGGTGCTGGTTTAAAATCAACACCTAAACTTTGAGAAATAGAATCAAAAACTTTTGGTACTTCATTATCCATTTAATGTATCATCCTCAAAAATATTAATATCAACTTCTTTGATGATTCCAGAACCACTATCTTTGATTCGACCATACATGTATGCTTTAGCGGTGAATGAAAAAGTGGAAACAACCATTCTTCTAGAAGACATATCCCCTTCATAAGTCTCTGTCAAATTTACACTATTAAGAACAATTGGAACATCAACATTTACATCCAATTCGTTCATGTTTAATGTAACTATAAATTCAGGGGAAAAATATGGTAATATTTGTTCTACAATTTGCAGATTGTCTTCTATCTTTCTAGTAAAACAATATAGACCATACTGGACATTATATGGTACTTCTGCATAAGATTGATATGTGTTTGTGTTTTGTTGATCAATCTGTACACTTCTTGATTTAGTGTTTAGTTTATTAATTTTTCTAACAGGATCGTACTGTAGATTCGTAATTTCAAATCCTAAAATTGGAAGTACAGTTTCAAGTTTAACATTGTTTGAAATAGAACTGGCTTC